AAAACAAGGGGTTACGCGAAAGCGTAGCCCCTTTTTTTTGGCAGTGGCGGCAAAATGGCGGCAGAGAAAAAGCAGTGGCGGCACCAGACATAAAAAAACCCGCTTATGCGGGTTCTTTACTTATAGCCATAAGACTTGCTGCGCCTTACGATTTGGATGGGGCGGCACGGGTGTAACTTTAGCCGGTTTGGTAATAATCGCTGCTACTGTTTCAAGTGATTTGAAGGTACAGCTGCAATTAATATTCTGGCACTGGTTGTAGCGTTCTTTAGTTGTTTTAGAAATTTGAGTGCTGCTGCGCGTGTGAGCAGCATGACCGCACTCAGGACAATTCATCATCTTTGTCACCCTATCGCATGAGTTCACTTAATGAGATGCAATTTATCATTATCGAGAACATTCCGATAGAATTTATTCCATCTCAAGACTATCAATCTTCACCTCCAGTTCCAGACTGGTGGTAAAGCCGCCGTCACTGCTCAGGCTGTGCGTCAGCGTGGTGATAATCCAGCTGCTGCTGTCTACCTGCTGTTTGAAGCCGCTGACTTTTACCGGCATTTCCGTATAAAGGTCCGCACGCCCGCGTGCCAGCTGAATTGAGAACGTCGCCACGCCGCGCTGCAGTCGCTCCCACTGCATTTTAGCCGCCCGCTCTGCATTGCTGCGGCTGGCATAGGTCCGGCTCAGTACCAGCACGTTTTCATCCGTGCCGATAAGATAATCGCCCTGCTTTGCCTCCGGCTCCTTTTTCTTCGCGGTGCTTTTCCGCCTGCGCTTAACCTTCGTGGTTTCCTTTTTGGCCGGTTCACGGGTGTGCAGCCAGCTGGCAATCACGCCGGTGTAGGCGTCACGGTCCGCCAGGGTAAAGCGGTGACTGTCGCCCGCCGAACGGGTCAGCGTGATAACCGGCAGGGTTTTACCGCTGGCCGTCCTGCCCTGCCCCTGCCGGATAAACAGCAGTTTTCCGTTCTTCACGCAGGCCAGCGCCCCGCACTGGCGCGCCAGGCGCATCAGAAAACTGGCATCTGACTCGTTGGTCTGGTCCAGGTGATCGATCGCCATCTTTGCCATATCCTCACCCAGCGCCGGGTCCAGCTTGTGCCTGGCAGCAATATCTTTCACCATGTCGCCCACGGTGGTTTTGTGCCATGACTTTTCGCGTCGGGTATTGAGCGTTTCGCGGAAATCGGCACTGCGGGCGCGCAGTACCAGCTTGTCCGGTGCGCCGGTGTGTTCGATTTCGTCCACGGTGTAAGAGCCTTTTGAAATCAGCGGCTCGCCCTGCCAGCCCAGCGCCAGATTAAGCTGAACGCCCCGGCGCGGCAGCTGCAGCTGGCCGTCCGCGTCGTCCAGCTCGATGTCCAGCTGGTCCGCCTCAAAGCCACGGTTATCGGTCAGCGTCAGGCTAATCAGTCGCTTTTCGATGCGCTGCGTGATGTCGGCGCCGTCCATCGTCAGTCGAAAGGCGGGCGCGCTGGCCGTGCCGGTTATCCATTGTATTGCGCTCACTGGAACAGCCCTCCCACGGCGGCGGCCGCTTTTCCTGCTGCGCCGCTGGCAGCCTTTTGCATCGATGCCAGCTGGTCACTCAGGCTGCCGAACATTTCACCCAGCGACTCGTCCACCCGTTTCAGCGTTATGGTGAACTCGATGCGTCGGCACGCGCCGTTACTGAAAAATTCAGCCCGCGTCTGGTTCAGGCTCTCAATCACGAACATGCCAAAGATGGTGCCGCTGCCCTCAATCAGCGGCCACGCCTTGCCCAGCTCCGCCATCTGCTCCAGCGCAAACAGCGACAGCCTGCCGCCGGTAATTTCCGGCAGCAGCTTGCCGGTCAGCGTCAGCGTGTCGGTGTCCGGCCCCAGAAACTGCGCGGACGGCCGCAGCCCCACGCGGCTGTTGGTGGGAAAGCGCCAGCTGCGCTGATACTGCAGTTCCTGATACGGCACCGTTTTCAGCATGAAAACAAACAAACCCAGCGTCATCATCATTCGTCAAATCCTCCCCGGTCACGGTAACTGCTGCGGGCGCGGGCCTGCGCCTGCCGCTCTTTTGCCTCCAGCTGGCGCATCACCTCCGCCACCACGTCCTGCGCGCTCTGTCCCGGCTGCTGCACAATGGTGAATGAAAAACTGTTATGTACCGGCGCAGCTGCCCCCCTGATGCGGCGCCCCCGTCCCCGGCGCTCTGCGATTTGGCTGGCTGGCTCATCGGATGCAGCGGGCGGGCAGCGGCAGGCGTGGCGGCCACGCCCATGACCAGAGCGGCAGATGCGGCCAGCGCAGCAGTCCGGCGGCGGCTGGTTACACTGGCCGGGCCGTTCACGATTTCCGGCCCGTTTTCACCCACAACGCCGAACTGCCCGGACGGGATAAAACCGCCGCTGTCAAACAGCCCGGCAAAGCCTGTTTTCTTCGGCGCCGCAGGCTTGCCCGCAGGTCCGTTGCCGCCTGCGGTATCCGGCTTCATCCAGTCCGGCAGGTAGCTGTTCAGCGACGTCAGCTTACTTTTCAGTGCCTCCCATTTCTGGCTGATGCCCGCCATCAGGCCGTCAATCATCTGCGCCCCTGCCTCCTGAAAACGAGCCGGCAGTGCCTGCACGCCTGCCACGATTTCATTCCACTTTGTACTGATATACGTGGTGATCGCATTCCATGCGCCGCTTACGCCGCCCCGGATGGTGGCCCAGAGCGCAGCGAATTTCGGCCCCAGCGTCTCCCAGTTCTGCCAGATAGCCAGCGCCGCCATCGCAATCAGGCCAACAGTCGCCAGAATCGGGTTCGCCATCATCAGCCGCCCCAGCCATAAAATGCTGTTGCCCACCATGCCCAGCGCACCCCGGATCAACCCGAACGCGCTGACCGCACGGATACCCAGCACGCTGCAGCTCATGCGCAGCAGGGCCAGCGGGCCAAGAATGGCCGCCGCCGCCAGCGACAGCGCCCCGATGGCCGTCACTGCAATGGCAAGCCCGGCGGCCAGCCTGAACAGCGCAGCGGTCAGCTGTGGATGTTGCTGAACAAACTTCCCCAGCGCCGAGGCCAGATTGCCCAGCCAGTCAACCAGGCGTTTCAGATCAGGGGCCACGGTTTCCCCGATCGCGGACATGGCATTGGTGAATGAGCCGCTGGCGGCGTCCCATTTGTTGCCCAGCGTTTTCAGCGAGGCGTCCACGCGCTCACGCAGCGATGCCTGATTTTCCAGCTTGGCTGCCGTTTCCCGGTAGCCTGCCAGCCCTTTGGTGATCATGTTGTTCAGCACCTGCAGGGTTTCAGAGTCATCGCCAAACATGTCCTTGAGCGTGCTGTATTTCTTCTCGGTACTCAGTTTGTTCAGCTGGTCCAGCTGCGCATACATCTTTTCGATCCCGGCAAATTCCCCCTTACCATTGGTAAAATCGAACTTAACGCCGGTGCCCTTCAGGTCCTTGTTCACGTCCCCGATTTTTTTACTGTCCATCATGGCCTGCAGCACCTTGCGGTAGGCGTTCCCCGCCGAGCCGCCGTCCATGCCCTGCTGGTCCGCCATGACCAGCAGCGGCGCAAAGGCTTTTGCCGCATCCAGCCCCTTCATCTTGATGATGTCCATCGCGCTGCCGATTTTGGCGTAGCCCTGCAGCATGTTTTCCGAATCCACCCCGGCGTAGAAGCCTTTCTGGATGATGTCGGTCAGCGCCATCATGTCTTTTTCCGAGGTCTGCGTGGCATCCTGCAGCTTGGCGGCAAACTCCGCCGCGTCCGTGGGCGCCATCTTCAGCTGCACGCCCAGATAGGCGGTCGCTTCGCCCAGCCCGCCCAGAATGGACTGCGCGGACATGCCCTGACGGCGCAGCATGGTCATCATGTTCTGGAAATCCGCCGTGGTGCCGGGCAGCCTGTCGCCCAGACTGACGGCCAGCCGGTTTATTTTTTCAAACTCCGGCGCGACCTTCGCCCCCGGCCCCATCATGGAGGCGGCCAGCTGCGTGGCGGCGTCCTCCGACTGTGCGTAGGCGCTGACCGGGGCCATCATCGTCATGCCCGCAGCCACACCGGACGCCACCATACCGGCGCCGTTCCCGGCAAGGTTATTGCGCAGTTCCTGCGTTTTCTCCCGGCGCGCCCGGATGGCGTTCAGCTTCTGCTGCCGTTCGCCCAGCTTTTTCAGCGCCGCCTGCTGGCGTTCAAGGGCACCGCTGGCGGCTTCCGCGTCGGTTTTCAGGCGGCGCTGCGCTGCGCTCAGCTGTTTTGTATCGATACCGGCGGCGTTCAGCGCCTCACGCTGGCGCTGCACGGACAGGCGCAGCCCGTTATATTTCTGCTGCAGCTCACTGGCGCGGTTTTTGGCCTGCTCCAGCAGCCGGGCCTGCTGCGCCGTGGGGCGGTTGGTGGCGGCAAATTGTGTCGCCAGCGCGGCAGCTTCCTGTCGGGCTGCGGCCAGATTTTTTTCAGTGATGGCAAGCTGTGACCGGGTTTTGCGGAACCCGTCGATTTTTCCGGCCTGCTCGTTCAGGGATTTCAGGGTGTCTTTACTGGCTTTCAGCGCGGCGGCCAGCTCCTTAGAACCGGCCTGCGCGTTTCGGAAAGGACGGGTGATTTTATCCACCGCGTTTAAAACCACCTGCAGCCGCAGGTTTGTGTCACTCATCGTCACCGGCTCCGCTTCGCAATATCGCTTTATGCCGCCACTCCAGCACTTCGGTAAGCGGCATCACGTCAGTGACGGACGGCGGCCAGTGAAAAATGGTGGCGATGTCCGCCACCAGGTCATCCACCGTCAGTTCGTCGGGAAATCCGACAGCACCGACTTCGGCAACAAAAAAGTGACCACCTCCACCGACAGCGAAAGCAGGTCGGCAGGGTCCATTTCGGCAATCTCATGCGGCTGCAGCGCGGGCTGGCTGATGCGCGGGATAACCGTCATCATGGCGTTCACGTCCATATCCATCAGCGCCTGCAGGCGGGTGCCACGCAGCGCGCCGGACTGCGGCTTGCGCAGGGTCACGCTGGTGATCTGCTCCTTGCCGCGCGTCACTGGCGTGTCCAGGGTGATGGTTTTCTGCTGCGGCTGCGGTACGGCGTCGTTTTTAATCTCTGTCATCGTTTTATATCCTGAATGCGTTAAGAAAATGCGGCAGGGCTTCCCCTGCCGGGGTTATCAGAGGCCAAGGGCGCTTTTGTGTTTTTCCATCAGGTCCGTGCCGCCGACGATTTCAACCATGTTCACCAGGTCAACCTCGTACAGCACCTCGCCGTTAATGGTCAGCTTCGCGTAGCTGTTGGTGCCGGACACTTTGGTGCTGTTGCTCTCACCGGTTTTCCACTCGCCGGAGTCCACCTCCTTGTGGCGGCCGCGCACGACCAGCTCCACCGCCTGCACCTCGCCGGTGCTGTCCGTCTGAATGGAGCCGGTAAAGCGCAGCTGAATGGCATCCGCCGTAGCGGCACCCATCTGCTTGAACAGCAGCAGCTCCGTGCCGCCGATGGAAAATTCAGTGTCCAGCGCGCCGTCATCCAGCCCCATATCAATGTCCACCGCGCCCGGCATCCCGCCGCCACGGTATTTTTCAAACTTGCGGGTAAACTTCGGCAGCGTCACGGACTCAACCAGCCCCATCCAGTTATTCCCGGCATTAAACATATTCAGGTGCTTCAGCTTGCGGGGTAATGCCATCTGTTTTTCTCCTTACGCGCTGACCTGGCTGGCAAAATTCACCAGATACTGGTCCGTGATGCGCTGGCGCAGCATCAGGTTTTCCAGCGGCGGCACCGGCGTGTAGTCATAGTCAATGGTGAGTTTGCCCGCCTTGAGCGTGTCCTTGTCGTTCACGCTCTCATCCAGCCAGCAGTCCGCGCCAATCAGGTAGCCCTGGCTGACCAGGCTGCGCAGTTTGGCGCGAATGCTTTCGATAATGTCGCGGGCCAGCGACGGGTTCAGGGCGCCGTCCACCGCCCACATCTGCGCCTCTGCCATCGTGTCCATCAGCACCTGCGCGGTGCGGGTGTAGTTCTCAAAGGCAAACAGCGGATCGTCGCTCAGGCAGCGGGAACCCCAGAAGCGGAAGCCGTCCTGGCGGATCAGCGTGGTGACGTCGTTCTGGTTCAGCAGGCCCGCGTCCGTTGCCGGGTCCTGCAGGTCCCAGAAGACGTCTGCGGAAATGCCGGTGACGCCGTTCACGCCCACGTTGGACAGGGTTTTGTGCCAGCCGGTCTGCTGGTCGATTTTGGCGCGCAGGCCCAGCGCCCGTGCGGTGGCATAGGCCGTGGCGTCCGCGTTCAGCACGGTGTCAAAGTTGATGAAATCCGGCCAGATAAGCATCCCTTCGCGCTGGCTGAAGTTGGCGCGATACGCGATCGCCTCTTCCACGGTCTTACAGCCGTAGGCAGAGAGGTAGGCAAAGCCGCGCAGGCTCTGCGCCACGCTCAGCAGTTCCGTTGCCACCGCCTGCGTGTCGTGTCCGGGCACGCCGAGGATGCGCGGCTTAACGCCGCATTTGGCCTGTGCGGTCAGCAGCGCTTTCATGCCGGTGCGTTTGCCATCTGCGGTCACGCCGCCGATGATGTTGGACGTGGTTTCCGCTTCGGTTTCGCCCTGCGCCACGCGCACAACCACGGTCACGGGTTTGGCCTGGTCACCGATCGCATCAAGCGAACGCGCCAGCGTGCCGGACTCCCCGGCTTTGCCGCTGGCGGTCAGCACGTCTGTGAGTAAAACGGGGGTATTCAGCGGGAAGGTTGCCGCGTCGGCATCGTCTGCGGTACAGACCATGCCCACAATCGCGGTGCTTATCGTTGAAATGGTGCGGGTGCCTTCGTTAATTTCCGTAACGCGCACGCCGTGATGATAATCGTCTGCCATGTAGCAAATCTCCGGTTAAGGGGTTTTGCTATGGTGTTACGTGGCTCCGGTTGATTCACGCCCTTGCTGTTGTATGAGGTCTGACACAACGGACGACTGGCTTTTTTTCAGTTCCTTTTGCTCAGCTGCCGGGATGTAGCGATACAGCGTCTTAACCGAAACATCCAGAACCAGCGCCACCTGATGCAGGGTCGCACCGTTACGTAACATCCGCCTGGCTCTTTCGGTTACCTCTTCTGTCATTATCCTGCGGCGCCCGCCGATGCGACCTTTTTCACGCGCCGCTGCCAGTCCTGCACGGGTACGCTCAACAATCAGCTCGCGCTCCATTTCCGCCAGCGCCCCCATGACATGAAAAAAGAAGCGGCCCATTGGTGTGCTGGTATCAATACTGTCGGTCAGGCTGCGGAAGTTTATTCCTTTTTCGCGCAGTTCCTCAGTCAGCATCACCAGATGGCGCATACTCCGGCCAAGCCGATCCAGTTTCCACACCACCAGTGTGTCGCCCTCCTGCAGGCAGCGCAGTGCTTTTTTCAGTCCCGGTCTGTCTGCCTTTTTTCCGCTTATTCTGTCTTCAAAAATCAGTTCACAATTTGCGCTCTGCAGTGCGTTACGCTGCAAATCGGTGTTCTGGTCATTTGTTGACACCCTGATGTAGCCAATCAGCACGGTAAACCTCGCATAAATGGCATGGAGTGTGCCAGCCTGGTGCTTTTCAGGGCCAGGGGTTTCTTTCGGTTTTTGGTTGGTTTGGG